ATGATTAAAGGGTTGCTAAGGAATAAAAGAAAAGGAGATTTGATTGTGAGTGAAATATTATTGCAGACAAAGGCACTGACCAAGCAGTATGGGCACCAGAAGGCAGTTGACAATGTGGATATCCACATCAAAAAGGGTGCAATCTATGGATTTATCGGCAGAAATGTTCCGAGATACATACTGAAAGCATGATCCACTACTTAGAGGATTATATGTACTGTACTAGAAAACTGGGGCTTTATGTGCAGTTAGTAGCATAAATTATATAGGGGTTATCTAAATATATTTACCTCCTGTGATTAAGTTATATAAAGACTAAATCACAGGAGGTTTATTTTTATGATAACAGTAGAAAAACTGGAAAAAGGTACTTATTTTGATGATGCTTTTAAAATCTCATTTAGATACGATCCCACTACTGTAGCTAAGGTAAAAGAGCTGGCAGAGCGGAGATATTTACCAGAGGATAGGGCGTGGGAGATCCCAGCACATGAGCTACCAGCTCTCATAGAGAAAGTAGGGCTTAGCAATATCAAAAGTGAGGAGGCTGTAGTACAAGCTCTCAATACTAAGGAGATCGAGGATAAGAGGGAGGCTACACAGGAGAGGCTAAAGGGTATTAAGCCTGTAAGAGATTTTGATTTTAAGACAGCTCCCCTCCCTCATCAGATCGAGGCTTTTAATTATGGAATGGAGAAAAACTCTTTACTTATCGGAGATGAGCAGGGCTTAGGCAAGACAAAGGAGAGTATTGATATTTGTGTAGCTAGAAAGAAAGAGCTCATTAAAACCCTTATTGTATGCGGAGTGAACTCTGTAAAATATAACTGGGAGAAAGAGATCCAGATCCACTCTAACGAGGGCTGTGTAATGGTAGACGGTAAAACGATGGATGTTAGAGTACAACAGCTAAATGATTGGTATAGAGGCTCCTCTTATTTTGGGATTATCAATATTGAGAGCCTCAGAAATGAGAAAATACAAGATGCTCTCTATCTGGGAATTAAGGATGGATATATAGGGGCTATTATTGTGGATGAGATCCATAAGGCTAAAAACGGAGGCTCTCAACAGGGAAAAGCCCTTAGATTTTTGAAAGCTCCAGTTAAGATAGGATTATCTGGTACTCCAATGAATAAAGCGGAGGATCTGTGGAATATCCTTACATGGCTGGGAGTAGAGAGGAGATCCTTTTATAGTTTTAGAAATGCCTATTGTACTATGGGAGGTTTCGGAGGCTATAAAGTAATCGGATATAAAAATTTAGATAGCCTCAATGCTGAGTTAAATACTGTAATGCTTAGAAGAAAGAAAGAGGAGGTACTAGATCTCCCTCCTAAGCTATACAGTACTGAGTATGTAGAACTTACCACAGCTCAGAAAAAACAGTACAGGGATATTAAAAATGGCATTGTAGCAGATATGGAGAATATCTTAGCCTCTGTTAATCCGCTTAACTGTACTCTCCGCCTTAGACAGCTTACCAGTGGTAATCCTAACTTAACAGATGATAGCCCTAAGCTGGATCGTATTAAGGAGATGCTGGAGGAGGAGATTATCCCTAACGGTCACAAGGCTATCATATTTTCTCAGTGGAGCACGATAGCTAAGGATCTGGGGATAGAGCTTAGTGAATATGATCCGATTGTGATTACAGGAGAGGTACATCCAGAACAGAGGCAGAAATTGGTAGATAATTTCCAGACTAACCCACACTGTAAAGTAGCTATAGGAACTATCGGAGCTATGGGTACTGGATTAACCCTAAATAAAGCCTCTTATGTATTCTTTATGGATAAAGCGTGGAATAGCGGAGATAATGCACAGGCTGAGGATAGAGCCCACAGAATAGGCACGGTAGGGGCTGTAAATGTAATCTCTATGGTGGCTAAGGGTACCATAGATGAGGCGGTAGAGGATTACCTGTTAGAAAATAAAGATCTCATTGATCGAGTAGTAGACGGTAAGGGATCTAAGCAGGATATTAAAACCATCCTCAATAAATTACTTAGCATTTAATATACAGGTGTGGTATAATAACTCAAAACGGAGGTACATAATGAGAGCGATAACAGTAGATGCAGATACAGGAAAAAGAATATATACAAGAAAAGAGGTAGCGGATCTGGTAGGAGCCTCTACTCAATCTATCCGCCTCTGGGAAGATGCTGGAGCTATTCCAGCCAGTGTAAGAGATGAGGGAGGCTATAGATACTGGTATGAGGAGGATCTGGAGGCTATAAAGGCTTATGCCTCATTACCGAGAAAAGCAAAACTTAAAAAGTAGCCCTAAGTGTGAGGAGAGTGTAACAGCTCTCCTCTTTTTTTTTGCCCTTAATTTTGAGGGCTATCTAAAAATTTACCGTTTGTGTGATTAGGTTAAGTATCAAAAGAAAAGGAGGTAAGCAGGATGCTTAAAATCAGTTTTACAAATGCTGAGGTATCGGATCACGGATACGGTTTAGAGGTAAATGGTAAATCCTTAGAGGATATTATCTCTACCGCCTTAGGAACTAAGGTAAAAGGTAATGGCGGTTACGGATCTGGATTACCTAGCTTTAGCTCTAATAGCTGTGATGTAACGGTTACTATCAATCCACACGATAAAGAGTGTGATATTGAAACAGAGGATAACGTGTGGCACAGCGTAGAGGAAATGGAGGCAGAAAAGAGTGAGCAGTTTCAAGAGGAAAATGCAGAGGCAGATCCAGAAAAATAATGGTACCCTCCTCCACAAAAAGGTAGTAGCTAGAAAGATGGGCTGTAAATCCGTGGAGGAGTATAACCGTAGAATGGCACGCAGAGAAAAGAATTTAAAAGAGATGGAGGATAACAAAGATGGCAAATGATTTTACAGCAAGGGTAGCAGGTATCAGCGTAGAGCTGGGTATGAGTGTACAGAATAAGAGTGGTATCTGGTGTAAACCTACAGTAAAGATGGATATTAAGATTGATGGAGGTACGAACCCTCAGCAGAGAGAGGCTATTATTAAACAGGCTTTTGATGAGGTTTGTGATAACATTGAGAAAACCATCTCAGAGATGGAGTAATACTTACAGGGGGGGGGGAGAGTATCTCTCCTCTCTCCTTAACTGGAGGTAATTATGGCAAAACAGATAAAAGTAAGAGAGGATAATTACTTTGCTGTACAGGGCTGGATGGTAACAGAGCTAAAACTAAAGGGTAACGCACTTATGCTCTATGCGATCATCTACGGATTTTCTCAGACTACTAACACAGCTTTTACAGGGAGTGTAGATTACCTCTGTGAGTGGCTGGGTGGTGTATCAAGACCTACAGTAATTAACACTTTAGATAACCTAGTTAAGCAGGGGCTCCTCTCTAAGAGCAGTACCACTAAAGGGGCTCTCATTTACAACAGCTATACAGCTTTAAGACCGAGTAAAAAAATTTTATCCGATGAAGATCCAACGAGTAAAAAAACTTTACCCGATACGAGTAAAAATTTTTTACTTAATAGAGATAGTAAAGATAATATAGAAAAATCCATCTCTAAAGAGATGGAGGGCAAAGCCCCTAAAAAGAAATCTTATAGTACTATCTTAGAGGATCCTGTTAATAAGTTTGTGAAAGAGGCTCTTAGTAAATTTATCCAGTATTGTAGGGGTAAAAACTATACTCCTAAAGTAACTACGGTAGAAAAGTTTGCTAGTACTCTTAGAGATAATGCTGGAGAGGATCCTGTAGTGGCTCTGGCTATTGTGGATCAGAGTATAGATAAGGGATGGAAAGATCTCTATCCACTTAAGAACTATGGTAGACAGGGAAAGCCTACAGCGATTAGTAAAAAATTCAGTGGTAATACCCTTAAAGATGCTGAGGGTAAAGATATTGTGTTTAAGTAATCTGGAGGAGAGTGTAAAAGCTCTCCTCTAAATTTTTACCTCTTTTGTGATTAGGATTACTCAAAAGGAGGTAAAAGCGGATGAAATGCTATGCAAGTGATTATTGCCAGAAAGATAAAAGCTCCTGTAGTGATGTATGCGGAGGCTACAGAGTACTTAGAGCTTTATACAATTTAAGCAGGATCCCAGAGAGATACCGTTATACTATCGCTCTTAAGCCAGAGAATGAAGAGGATCTGGAGGCGTTTACAACTCTGGATAATTATAAAAATGATGTGCTCAGTATGGTAGATGAGGGCAGAGGTTTATATATCTGGGGAAAGAGTACAGGGAATGGTAAAACCTCATGGGCTTGTAAGATTATGAGTTACTTTTTCAGAAAGATAGCTTTTAATACAGGGCTGGAAAATGAGGGGCTATATATTTTTCTCCCCACTTTCTTAGAAGATCTCAGAGATAACTATGATAACAAAGATCCAGAGTTTGATGAGATACTAAGAATGATAAAAACCTGTAGGCTCCTTATCATAGACGATATAGGAGCAGAGAGGGTAACAGATTGGGTAAGGGAGAGGATGGTAAGTATTATAAATACCAGAGTATCTAATAACCTCACTACGATCTATACCAGTAACCTCTCTCCAGAGGAGCTTAGGGGCGAGTTAGGGGATCGGATAGCTAGTAGAGTATTAGGATCCTCACAGGTAGTAGAAATTACAAGCGGAGATAGGAGGGGGATTATAAATGGCTAATATGATTGAGCAGAGCTTACTCTGTAAAGTATTAGATGCTCCAGATCTGGAGATCCTCCACTCTAACGGAGTAGTAGAGGAGATGTTTCTTACCTGTAAGGATGAGATCCATTTTATCATAGAGCATTACAACAGCTATAAGCAGATGCCAGATAAACTAACCTTTTTAGGCAGGTTCAAAGATTTTCAAATGCTGGAGGTTACAGAAAGCACAGATTACTTAATTTACAAGCTCAAAGAGGCTTACACATATACTAAGCTGGTGCCTCTGATTGAGGATACAGCAAAGGTAGTAAAAGAGGATAGTATTAAGGCTATCCAGTACCTCAAAGAGGAGATAGAAAAGCTGGAGAAATCCGTACCAGTGAGCAGGAATAAAGATGGCTATGATATTATCTCTAACGCTGGAGATCGTCTTACAGAGTATAAAAAGCGTTGTGAGGTAAAGGGGCTTATAGGTATTCCTACAGGTATCCCTAAGCTAGATGAGATTACTAATGGATGGCTCTGGGGAGAGGATCTGGTAGTACTCACAGGGCGTACTAACGTGGGTAAAACATGGATCGGAGAGTACTTTGCTACTATGGCGTGGAACATGGGTTATAAGATCCTTATGTACTCTGGAGAAATGAGTACCGCTATGGTTGGTTTTCGTTTTGATACTCTCAATAAGCATTTTAGTAATATGGGGCTCCTTAATGGATCTGGTACTCTGGGAAAGAAACCAGATACAGACGGAGCAAAGTACTTACAGGAGGATTATGAGAAGTACATAACACAGCTCCAGCAAAAGAGCGGATTTATCGTAGTTACTCCAGACGATTTTGAGGGGCGTAAGCCTAATGTAGATGAGATTAAGAGTTTAGCTATTAAGCATGGGGCGGATATGATTGTAATAGATCAGCTCTCTCTTATGAGCGATAAGCGTAGGGCGGATATACCTAGAATAGCGTATAACAATATCTCAGAGGATCTCTTTTTGATGAGTAAGGAGCTTAAAAAGCCTGTACTCCTTATGGCACAGGCTAACCGTGAGGCAGTTAAAAACCGTAAAAAAGGAGAGAGCCCAGAGCTCCACGATCTGGCAGAGAGTGACGGTGTAGGACAGAACGCCACAAGAGTATTATCTCTATCTGTGATAGATGGCACTCTTAAGATCAGTGTTAAGAAAAACAGATATGGTATCAATAACAAAGAGGTGCTTATGATCTGGGAAGTAAACACAGGATACCTTAAGCCTCTCCTCAGTGAAAATCCAGAGGAGAGCACAGAGGATAAAAAGGATGATAAACCAGATGGAGAAAAGGATAAAGGAGGAGAGAAAGATTATGGTTTCTAAAGGTGGAGTACCTAAGGGGAGGATCATCCCTGTATATCTTACAGATGAGGGAGATGTGTACCCTATTTATTTACATGAGATGGGAGAGTTAGAGATTATACAGATGCTTGTAGCAGGTATCTTAGATAATAAAATTGTGGTAGATACTAATACCAGAATTAACTCAGAGAATGATAAAATCTCTATTTTTGATTTAAGTAAGAAAAAATAATAAAAATTTCTCTAAATGTTACCTCTTTTTCTGATTAGGTTAAGTAAATCGGAAAAGGAGGTACTTTTTTATATGACGATTACAAGTAAGGAAGTAGCGGAGATGCTGGGAAAGAGGCACGATAACCTTTTAAGAGCGATCCGCAAATATATTACACAGTTAGGAGATGAGGCTCCTAAGTATTTCTCAGAGGATCCAGATAAGGGCGGTAGATTGTACCATATTACTAAGGCTGGCTGTGATCTTATGGCAGGGCGTATTATCGGAGCTCAGAGTGAGGCTTTTAAGACTAAGTATGCTCCAGTGTTTGGAGAGGAGGCTCCTGTAGAGGTGGTAGAGGAAAAGCAGGAGGAGCCACAGGAGAAAGCCTACACAGTAGAGGAGGTAGCCCAGATCTTAGGCTGTAGTGAGAGAAATGTATACAGAAATATCCAGAGCGGAAAGCTGGAGGCTGTAGAGCGTGAGGTAATGATCCCTACTCTTAAGAAGTTTGTAACAGAGGAGGCTCTGGAAAAATATAAAGCAGGGAGGGCTAGTTAATGAACTACTTTGAAATGAAATGGAGGCTCTCCGCTTGCAGAATACAGGCAGGATACTCACAGGCAGAGGTAGCAGAGATCTTAGGCTGTAGTGATAAGACTATTGTTAGCTGGGAAACAGGTAAGACAGCTCCTAAGATGGAGAAAGCACAGGAGCTTAGTGATCTGTACGGTATCCCTCTTGCTTATATGGATTTTTCAAAGGCTGGAAACTCTACACCTCTTAGAGAGCATGAGAGTGAGCCACAGATCCCAGCTTTTTAATTTATAGGAGGAAAAAAAGATGATTAAAGGACAGTTTGCAAAAAATTTACACAAAGCAGTTTCAGAGAGAGGGATTAAGCAGGTAGAGCTTGCTAAGGTGCTGGAGGTACCGCCTACTACAGTAAATGGGTGGATGAGAGGAGCCCATTTACCAGACATTGAGAAGTTAATGGAAATTTGTGATTATTTGGAAATGCCTGTAGGAGAGATGTTAGGAGATCATAGACATATTAACGATTTAGACGAGGTTAAGCATCTTATGGATGTATCGCTTAAACAGAAAGCCTATATTGAAAATTTAGAGGCGGAGCTTAATGAGTGTAAAATGTTAAATAATCAGCTTATGAGCGATCTGGATGCAGATGAGGGGCTTGCAGAAATTTGTGTGAATGAGTTTATTGCAGATACCATAAAGGCTGTAAAAGACGCTGGCGTAAAGAAGATTACGGTTGAGTTTTGATAAAGAAAAAGAGCCAGCTTTTGCAGGCTGGCTCCATCCAGAGGATTACTCCTCTTTAAGATTTTGTAGCTCATTGATGCGTTGAGCTAATCCCTTAAGTAGCTCCAGATCCTTATCTGATAGTGAGATAGATAGCTTAAATAAATCGTATAGAGAGGGCTTACTCTCTAAGATCTTTGAGATTAAAGCAGGATCAGTAGAAAACTTTTCCTGTGAGAAAATCTCTGGATCTCTTAGGAGATCCGTAGCATCTATCCCTAGATAAGTTGCTACAGCCTCAATCCTATCCATTCTAGGAGTGTTCTTTCCAGTACACCATTGAGAAACTGTAGAGGAGCTGTAGTGGAGATCGTTGATTAGATCTTGCTGAGTTTTACCTTTTACCGCTAGGTAGTAGGTAAGTGCTTTAGCAAATGTACTCATTGTTTTTACACCTCCTCTCCTTTGAGGGATAAGTTAATTATACAGTATTACAGAGAAAAAGTAAAGTAAAACAGAGATAAAACTCTGTAAAACAGAAAATTAGGTATTGACATCTCTGTAAAACAGGATTATATTATAATTGTTCTCTGAGAAACAGAGAGAACACAGAGGGGGTACTCCCCTCATATATTTTTGCTATCAATCTCTATTAAACAGAGAATGATATACAATAAAACAGAGATAAAGGAGGTACAAGCTAATGAATTTAGCGGAGTTAAAGGAGGCTTATAAAGCCAGAAAGTTAGCCTTAGACAGTGCAAAGAAAGAGGAGGAGAAATACAAGGCACTCCTTAAGGATGCGATGTTAGAGGCTGGAGAAAGTGATTACACGGATGAGGCTGGATACCGCTTTGAGCGAATTGTGCAGGAGCGTAAGAGCATGGATGAGGAAAAGCTCTTAGCAGAACTCCATGAGAGAAACCTTACTAGCTGTATCGCAACTAAGGAGGTTGTAGATGAGGATGCAACTCTTAAGGCGGTAGAGGCTGGAGAGTTGCCACAGGAAGTATTAGCAGATGCTTTAAAGGTAACAGAGGTAGTAATGCTTAAGCTCACAGCTCCTAAAAAGGCAAAGGCTAAAAAGTGATAACGATCTGGAAAACTCCAATAGTAGCCACAGTAGAGCAGGTACTTAAGGATCTTAAGCTCCAGCTCTACGGAGCAGGGCTACTTAAGGAGATTAAAAACACAGGATCGGATCTTATGTGTACTTGCCCTTTTCACGCACACGGTAAGGAGCATAACCCATCTTGCGGAGTGCTCCTACAGCAAAAGGTAACAAAGGATAAGACCTATGAGGCTGGTACGGTGCATTGCTACACCTGTGGATACACAGCGGATCTACCTCAGTTTGTAGCGGATTTATTAGGGCTGAGTAGCCCAGTAGAGGGCTTTAAGTGGCTGGTAAATCAGTACAACTACCAGACGGAGGAGAGAGAGCTCCCAGATCTGGATATGTACAGAGGCTCCACAGCTAAATCCTCAGTACTGGAGGAGAGCTTAGTAAAGCAGTACACACAGAACCTCCTACAGAGTGAGGAGGCGTGTAGGTACTTACATAAAAGGCGGATAGCTAACTGGGTGTTAGAGGCTTATGAGCTGGGGTTTGATCCAGAGGATAAAACAGTACTTTTCCCTGTAAGGGGCATGGATGGGAAAGTGATCTTTTACAAGGGCAGGAGCATAGCTGGCAAGCATTTTTATAACGCAAAAGAGATAGATAAAACCTCCGTAGTGTTTGGGCTCTGGGAGATCCTAAACGGATCTTTTAGCTGGGGTACATCGGATCAGATAGAGGAGGTTTGGATTACAGAGAGTGAGATAGATGCTCTCAGCCTTATCTCTTATGGAGTACCAGCGGTAGCCATCATGGGATCACATATCTCAGAGGATCAGTGTAAAGAGCTGGAGCGTACACCTTTTAGGCGGTTTGTACTTGCCACAGATAACGATGATGCAGGGAGAAAAGGAGCCTCCCAGATCAAGAGGTTACTGATACCTAAAGGTTTTCGGTTTATCAACCTCAAATGGCATACGAGTCTAAAGGATATTAACGATCTTGTCAAAGAGTACGGAGATGGCTGGAAAGACCATCTCACAGGATATTAAAGGAGGAAAACAGGATGAGTAAAGGATTTATTACAGGAACAAATGAGGAACTTATTAAAGCGTACAAAGAGAGTAGAGATGAGAGCTATCTTAAAGAGCTCATAGAGGCTAACAAGGGGCTTATTAACCTTTTAGTATCTCCATATTTAACCTCTATCCCTAATTCTGAGTTAGAGGATCTTACAAGTGAGAGCTATATACCGATGCTTAGAGCTATAGAGGATTACGATCCAGAGCAGGGAGTAGCTTTTTCTACTCTCCTTAAGGTTTATGTACGCCAGCACCTTAACCGTTTATACAACGAGGCTACACGCCAGAAAAGATTTACAGGTACCACTCCAGATAGCTTAGATCGGTTATCCGAGATCAATAAAGAGGGCGGTACAGAAACAGATAGCACCTTTGAGGTAGAGTGTAAGGATTTTAGCTCTGTAGAGTTTATGGATCTCTTAGATAGCTTACAGCTCAATGATAAGGAGCAGGTAGCGGTAAATATCCTCATGGCTGGAGGAGCTAAGGGAGAGATTGCTAAGGCTCTCAATATTACTAATGCTACCGTAAGCTGGCATATCAAGAACCTCAAAAAGAAATTTATTTTAGCTGGTTATCAATATGCTGTCTAAATAATTTTGGTGGATGTGATTAAGTTATTTATCACGAAAAGCAAGGAGGTAAGCGGTATGAGTAGTTTAAGAACCCTGTTAGCCATCTTAAAAGGAGAGGCTGTAGTGCTTACTAAAAAGAGTGAGCATAAGGCGGATGTGCTGGTAGGAAAGAATGTGGATAAGCGTTTTGCTATCAACAGCATGGTAGGAGCTGTAAAGGCTTTGATGCTGTAGTTATAGAAAAAAAAATAATCAAGGAAAAACAGGAGGATACAGAAATGGGATTACAGGATCTTATTAACAAGTATGACAATGGAGGATTTTCTAAAACAGGCTGGTTTCAGTTAAAGGATGATGGAGATACAGCTACAGTACGCCTCCTCCATAAGGGAGAGGTAGGAGTAAAGGATGGAGAAACAGATTATGATTTTCCCATCTACGAGGTACACAAATTAGATGTAGACGGTAGCGGTAGAGATCGTACTTGCCTCTGTAAAGGAGAGAGCTGTGAGTTTTGTAAGAGCGGTAATAAGCCTCAGCTTAGAATGTTCTTACAGATGATTAACAAGGATGAGAAAGATAAGGATAAGCAGGTACAGCTCTGGGAGAGAGGCTTAACAGACATTAAGAACCTTATCGGCTTAGCTGGAGAGTACGGAGATCTCACTAAGAGAGATATTAAGATTAAGAGATCTGGAGCAAAGGGTAGCCTTAAGACTACATACCAGTATTTCCCTAAGGATCCTAGTGAGATGGAGATCCCAGAGCCTCAGAACTTAGTAGGCTCACTTATCTTAGATCTGGATCGTGAGGATCAGATTAAGGCTATCGAGGGTAGATTACAGCTTAACAAGGGTAACAATAACGATAGTAACAATGACAGCGGAGCAGGAGCTACAAGAGTATTTTAAGGCAGGGAGGGAGGCTAAAAACCTCCCTCTTTTATTAAACAGGAGGATACAGGATGGCAAGAGAGATACAGGTAGATATGAGTAGAGAGAGCGTGGATCTGGAGGATCTTAGCAGTAGATTAGCTCATAAAAAAGTATGTAATATAAATTTGAAAAGAAACCAGAATACCTTACTTAAAGGGCTGGAGGTAATAAATGAGCTGGTAAAGAGCGGTAGGCTCCATGCTGAGGGAGAGTATGAGATTATCCGTACTCCAGAGAGGCTTAAGGAGGTAATGGAAACCTACTTAACTGGAGTAAGTGAGTATGTACTGGATGTGGAAACTACAGGGCTGGATGTGTATAACGATATTTTAGTAGGTATCTGTTTATATAATCCAGATCTCCCTAGTTTCTATGTACCGTTTAATCATACGGATCTCCAGAATAAGAGAGTTGAGGGGCAAATGACAGAGGAGGAGTGTAAGGCGGTTATGCTCCCTTATCTGGCTAACGGATCCCTTAAGTGCATCAATCATAATATTAAGTTTGATGATAAAGTAGTTACTTTCCAGTGGGGGCAGAGGATCGCTAATGTATGGTGGGATACTAATATAGCTGGATGGGTACTCAATGAGAATGAGAAACACGGATTAAAACCGATGTATAACAAGTATATCCTCAATGGGGAGGGCTCAGATGAGGATTTTGGAGATCTCTTTGAGGGTATCCCATGTAACTATATCCCTATTGATATTTTTGCTATTTATGGAGCTAACGATGGTTTTAAAACATGGGCTCTGTATCAATTCCAGAAAAAGTATCTTAGAGAGGATCATCCGAGAGCAGACTACAGAAAGCTCTATCATGTGTTTAGAGATATTGAGATGCCTCTTATTGATGTTTGTATGGATATGGAGCTTAGAGGTGTAGAGATCCGTGAGGATTATGCTAAGGAGCTCTCTGTAAAATTTAATGCAGAGATGGCGGAGAAAGAAAAGCTCTGTGATGAGTATGTAGCTAAGTTTGATAAGTTTATAGAAGAAAATCCTACTCTTATGAGATTAACTAAGGGTACTAAGAAGATTAACTATAACAGCCCTCAGCAGGTGGCTTGTTTATTCTATGATATTTTCAAACTGAAAAGCGTATCCAGAAAAGAGCCGAGAGGCACAGGAGATAAGATAGTACAACAGCATAGAAATAAGGCTAAAAAGGCAGGTACTAAAAAGGGAGAGGAGTTTATCCAGTTTTTAAATAACTACCAGAGATACAAAGAGTGCGGAAAGCTCTTAGGAACTTACATAGATAAGATCCCAGAGGTTAAGTGTGCTAAGACTAATGCAGTACATACCACATATAACCAGTATGGGGCTAAAACAGGTAGATTTAGTAGCTCTGATACAGTTACTAAGATCAATTTACAGAATATCCCTAGCCATGAGAAAAGCATCCGTAAGATCTTTAGAGCCAGAGATGGTTATAAGTTTGTAGGTGGAGATTTTAGCCAGATTGAGCCACGAGTACTCTCTTATGTATCTGGAGATGAGGCTATGCAGGAGGCATACAGAGAGGGTAAAGATCTATATGCTATCATGGGATCTAAGGTTTATGGAGTGCCTTATGAGGATTGTAGAGAGTTTTATCCAGATGGTACGGTAAACGCTGAGGGTAAACACAGGCGTACAACTATGAAAAGCGTACTTTTAGGTATTATGTACGAGCGTGGAGCTAAAGCCATCGGAGAGCAGTTTGATAGATCCGCAGAGTGGGCTCAGAAACTTATTGATGATTTTTATAAGAGTTTTCCTAAGATCCAACAGCTCCGCCTTAAGGTAGAGAAGATGGCGGAGGAGTACGGATATGTAACTACCATACAGGGCAGAAAGAGAAGATTGCCAGAGATGCAGTTACCAGATCACGATGATTACCGCTATCAAGAGGCTCACAGGCAGAGCCTTAACGCTGTAATACAGGGATCCAGTGCGGATATTATGAAATTAGCTATGATCGCTATTTACAATGATCCTCAGTATAAGGCTTTGGATTGCCACATGGTAATAACCGTACATGATGAGTTAATCATGGAGGTACCAGAGGATCATATTAAGGAGGGAGCAGATCTCTTAGTAAACACTATGAAAAGAGTAGGACACAGCCTTATAGATCTCCCTATGAGCGTAGATGCTGAGGTAAATGATTACTGGTATGGAGAAAACTTAGCAGATGATTATTTAGAGGAGGAGTAAGCCTATGGGATATTTTCCTTTACCAGAGCTAAAGGGTAAGCCTAACAGGATCTTTGTAGATGGTAAAACTCTAAATCAGATAGCTAAGGAGAGCGGTATAAGGCTTGATACCGTACAGCATAGATATAGCAGAGGTATAAGAGATTATGAGGGCTTAACAAAGCCCTCTCATATCAGAGTAGAGCACGAAAAGACACAGAGGAAAACCTACTCTATAATGAGTGCTGGAGAGAGAGTAATGGAGAGGATCTGGGAGCTGGATATACCTCTCCAGACTATCTCCGATAAAACAGGGATAAGCAGATCCACAATATACGCCTTTTTATATAACGGTACAGATCTTAGTAGTATGAGGCTTGCTAAGATCTGTAGCCTTTTAGGATTATCAATGGATTATGTGATGGGATTAAAGGAGAAACCAGATGGCAAAATGTAAATTCTGTGGAGCTGAGGTAACAATAGGGGAGAGATGTACCTATTGTGGCAGTAAGGCGGAGGGCTGGTACTATTCTGGAGAAGAAAAGAAACAGGAGCCTAAAAAGAAGAAAGCCTCACATAATAGAGTAAGAGATCTGTTTAATGGAAAGATCTATATTGTAAAAAAGGGCGATTGCCTTTGGAATATTGCTAAAAATTTGTATGGATCTGGAGCAGAGTATTACAGGATTGTAAGGAAAAACCATCTACAGGATCCTAACCATATAGAGGTAGGGCAAAAATTATACTATTAGGAGGATAATTATTATGAGTATGACGGAATGGGCTAAAAGAGAGGTAGAGATAGCATCTAAGAGAGAAAGAGGAGATAAGCCAGAGAGTGAGTGGGATTATGGATGTGCTTGCTATGATAGTGCTCTTAAGGCTTTTGAGAGCCTTTGTGGAGACGGTCACAGTGGTTTTAGTATAGGTATTACAAAGGGGATCCTAAACAGATTGATAGATGGAAAACCTCTTACTCCGATTGAAGATATAGAGGATGTATGGAATGTATGTAGTAGAGGAGAAAATGGAGGAGTAGTTACATACCAGTGTAAGCGTATGAGTAGCCTGTTTAAGGATGTATACCCAGATGGTACAGTAAAATATCACGATAACGATAGATATTATTGTATTAAATGGGATGATCCTAATCTGTGCTGGCATAATGGGTTTATTGGTAAAATTTATAGTGAGATGTTCCCTCTTACTATGCCTTATATGCCATCTAATAAAGCGGATGTGATTGTATGTGACGAGCTCCTCACAGATCGTAAAAACGGAGATTTTGATACTTTAGCTGTATTGTATATCCAGAGATCTCACGGAGAAAAGGTAGAGGTAAACAGATATTTTAAGGAGGGAGAAAAGAGCTTTATAGAGATCTCTCCAGAGGAGTATGAGGAGCGTAAGAAGATGCACGAAAAGAGGCAGGAGCAGGAGGATAAGGCACAGGATGAAAATTAGATATAATCGTTTTGCTGTATTTCCTGTGATGTGTCACGATTGCCATAGGTATATCTGGATGGAGCCTTATAGGAGGGCTGATGTGTGGCATAACTTGTTAGATAGATATGTAAAGAAAACTATCTGTAATGAGTGCCTTAAAAAGTATGATGTAGGAGGTAAACAGTGAGATATAAAGTATATGATGAGGAAGATAAGAAAGAGAGAACTCTGGAGGAGTGCGTAACTCCTTTGGAGGTAGGATCTGTAAGGAGAGTGCAGGTTAAAAAGGGAGATACCAGAGAGGTACATCATTTTAGAGTATTGGAGGAGTTAAAGAGTGTTTGATTTTAACGGAGAAAATTTAAAGGTAGGAGATAAGGTAATAGTGTATCAGAGCCACTTTAGCAGTAAAGCCTATTATGTAGGTACTGTAGTAAAAAGAACTCCTACAGGGCTCTTAGATATAGAGTGGGGGAAGGGTAGAAAAGAGAGATTTAAGAGTAATGGGTATGAGTATCATAGATCCTCTGGATACGGTAGAACCTCATTTTATTTAGAGCCCTATACTGAGGAAAGAGGTAGGCAGGTTATACAGGAAAATAAGAGAAAGTGTATGGTAGGTTGGCTTAAGGAGTTTGATTATACAAAATTATCTTATGAGGAGGCAGAGCAGGTATATACTCTGGTAGCAGGTTTGAAAAATTCATAAAATTAGTATCTAAGGAAACCTCCTTTATGTGATTAGGATCGATCAAAACATAAAGGAGGTTTTTCTATTGAAAGTAGATATTTTTAACACAGAAAACAAATATAAGATAATCTATGCAGATCCAGCATGGTTATACAGGGATAAGGCGGTAGCAGGGGGTAGAGGGGCTGGATGCCATTATACAGTAACCAGCTTAGAGGATATAAAGGCTCTCCCTGTGGAAAAGCTGGCAGATGATGATAGTGTGCTTTTTATGTGGGTTACGATGCCATTTTTAGAGGAGGCTTTTGATGTGATGAGATCATGGGGCTTTGAGTATAAAACCTGTGCTTTTACATGGATAAAGCAGAATAAGAAAGCAGATACTCTCTTTTGGGGTATGGGTAATTGGACTAGGGCTAATGCGGAGTTATGCTTATTAGGTGTAAGAGGAAAGCCTAAGAGAATGGATGCAGGAGTACACAGTGTAATTATGAGCCATATAGAGGAGCACAGTAAGAAACCAGCGGAAACGAGAGATAGGATTGTAAAGTTAATGGCAGGGGGGGGGGCTACCTAAAATAGAGCTCTTTGCAAGACAGAGTATAGATGGCTGGGATTGCTGGGGAAATGAGGTATAAGAATTGTAGGAGGTGTAAAAAGCCTCCTCTTTTTTTTTATCTAAATTTACTTACCGTTTGTGATTAGGTTACTTATCAATCAAAACAGGAGGATCAAGGATGGTAAGACAGATTAAAAGAAAATGGAGAAGATTTTACAGAACTCATAGAGAGGGCTGTGAGCTGGTAGGAGATTTTGTTGGAGCTTTAAGTATTTTTGTATTCTTATTTGAGCTCTATATCATCGGAGTTATGTTAGGAGGTCACTAATGGGAAATATAATTTTAGGGCTTTTGTTAGTTGGCTACATAGTGGTTACTATCGTAAATCTGGTAATTGAGGTAAAGAGAGATAAAGAAACCAGACCTCTAAGGATAAGAGAAAGCAGATCCCAGATGTATTTAGCTTTTGAGCTTGCCAGATTTAATAAAAATATTGAAAAAGCCAGAGAGGAGGCGGAAAAGTAATGGGATTAAAGAGCTTAATAGCAGTAGCACAAGGAAAAAATGCAGAGAGTGTATCCTTTGAGGATAAGTTTCTTAAAAACTATGAGGAGGCTGTAAAGGCTAAGGAGTTGGAGGAGAGGCAGGTAGCCCCATCTGAGTATATCCGCCCATCTTCTATGTATGGCTGTGAGCGTATGTTATTTTTCCAGAGAGTACATGGAGGCTCCCAGAACGGAGAGCAGAGTGAGGTAAATCTTATTGAGATATGCCAGAGTGGTACAGATAGGCACTTAGACATACAGCACATAGTAGAGCGTATGGAGGGCGTAGAGTGCTTAGATCTGGAGGAGATGGTAAAAGAGGCACAGGCTAAAGGAATTAAAACAGAGTTTGTAGGCTGGAATGAGGATCATACAGAGGGCAGGTGTAAAAATGATGAGCTCTCTATCTATTTCCAGCCAGACGGAGTTATTAGATTTAATGGTAAGGATGTAATCTTAGAGATTAAAACAGAGAGTACTTACCAGTTTAGTAACCGTTATGAGCCTAAGGCGGATCACAAGTGGCAAGCTACTTGTTACGGTATGGGGCTGGGGATAGATTATATCCTTTTCTTTTATGAGGATAGAAATTTCTGTAAAAAGAAACCGTATCTCTGGAAAATAACCGATGAGATGAAACAGGCAGTACTTAACAAGATACGAACTGTAAACAATGCTTGTAAGACAGGGATCCCTCCAGAGAAAGATGATAGCAAGTGTACATACTGTAGATATAAAAATGAGTGTGCTTTAGTGGATGCTGGTAAGTGGGTACATCCTAACCCTCCAGAAAAGCCTCAGACAGCCAAGAAAGATACAAACAGAAAAAAGGCTAATAAGTCTACAGGTAAAAAGAAAAAAGCCTCTACAGGGCAAAATACAGCGTTGAGAGCGGTATGTGGTAACTGTGAGCATTGTGGTAGAGAGCTGGGAGCTTACTACTGTAGCATTGATAAAGAGGGATCTATGTATGTAGATCGCAGAAAGAAATGTAAGTTTACTCCTAGCAGATTTAAGGGGGTACAGGATGGCAAGTAATAACATCGGTAAAACCTTTGAGCAGGAGTTTAAGGAGTGTGTACCTCCAGATTATTACCTGTACCGCCTAAAGGATGATACAAGCGGATTTTATGGAGTATCTAATCCATGTGATTATATCCTTTTCAGATCTCCTTATCTCTTTCTGGTAGAGCTTAAAACTCATAAGGGAAAGAGCATACCGATAGCTAAGATCAGACCTAACCAGATACAGGGAATGGAGAAAGCTACTCATTATGAGGGAGTGTATGGAGGCTTTTTAATCAATTTTAGAGAGCTGGAGGAAACATATTACATAACCGTACAGGATGTGATCCAGTTTACTCATACGGAGGAGAGAAAGAGTATACCTGTAGAGTGGTGCAGGGATCACGGAGTAAAGATAGGACAGAAAAAGAAAAGAGTGAGATACAGCTACGATCTGGAGAGCTGGTTAAGTAGATATTTTGGAGGTGTGAAATGAAAGTAACTCAGTGTACAGGAGAGGGTATGGGATCGTGTAAACGATGCTCTGATAACGGAAAATGGAATATGAATTGGATGTGCTTTTTATACAAGATTGAGGGCTATGAGGGTTGTTATTGTTCTGATTGTGTAAAGAAGATCAGAGAGGAGGCAGGAGATAAGTGTTTAGAAAATTGAGAGAAAAGATCCGCAGACAGAAGTTAATAGAGGCTGAGGTATTAGAAACTCTTAGTAGTATTTGTTTATATTTAGAGGTTGATGCTCATTTTGCTCACAGAGGTAGATATGATGATTATTTTAGTAGCCACGCTAAACAGTTACGGATCTTTTCTGAGAGCCTTAGAGATGAGCTGGTAAAGGAGGATGAGAAAAACCGTGATAGGAGAGGATAACATACTTACTCTTACATACCATGATTTTACTACTAGCTGGTGCATGAAAATAAATCTGTATGAGGTATTTTGTGGAATTGAATACAGAGAGTTACCAGATTATGAGCCAGATCCAGATGAGGTAAAGATCACACGCTGGCAGAGAATAAAGAAGATCATACAGTTTATTAAAAAGCATCATTTAGATAAAGAGCTCTCAGAGTTTAAAAGCTGGGTAGAAAATCAAAAGGCGGAGGATGAGAGCTTAAGAGCTAAGTATAAGGCTGGATCAGATGGATATAAGAGCTTCACAAAGAGGATAACTCTTTATAACAGAGCTATAAGGGAGGCGGAGAAATGATACAGAGTGATAAATTAAAGAAAATCATAGCAGAGGTAAAAGAGGAGAGCTCCCCTGTAATAACCCTCTCAAATGAGTTAATAGCAAATTTTAGTAAGGAGCTTGATAGTGCTATCTCAGAGCTGGATATGATTATGGAAAGCATAGGGGAGAACTCTATAGAGGATATACCAGATAGCCAGATAGAGTACTACTGTGTTAAGATCCCAGCCCTTATGTATTATGCAGGGCAGAGAGTAGAGGAGCTGGGTATGCAGGTAGATCTAGCCTCTAATGCTAAGAAAAGTGCTCAAAATGAGGCGATGGTAAAAGTATCTGGTACTGTGCAGGAGAAAAAAGCCAGAGTAGAACAGCTCACGGAGGATAAAGCCTTAGTAGAGGCTATTTATCGTAGAGCTTATAACAGCCTCAAAGTTAAGTTAGAGATGGCTGAGAAGATCTACAGCGGATTAAAGAAATCCCTCTCAAAGAGGATAGCAGAGGTAGATCTGGATAGATTTAGTAAGGATAAATATACCAGAGAGCCAGAGGATCCTATGGAGGATTAAGCCTATGGAGCGGTGGGCTTATGAGTACTTTAGGAGACAAGCCATAGAGGATAGATGTAAGCAGGAGGCACAGTGGCTAATAGATAATCCTAAGGACAGTATCCGTAAAGTGGCTAGAGAATTTTGTATCAGTAAGAGCCAGCTACATAGGGATCTCCATGAGCTCAGAAATATAGATGATGATCTCTATGTACAGTGTAGAAATATTTTAAGGAGGCACAGAAGAAGTGGAGGAAAAGTTAGATAAGTTTTTAGCATATCTGGAGGAGAACGAAGTAGAGATCTCTGGAGAAACAGCTTTTAAGTGTGATGATGGGATTGTACTTTTTAGCCCTAATGAGGGAGGAGGAGTAGATATAGCCATTATCAGAAATGTAGTTGAGTTAAATTACAACTTAGGTATCACGGATGCCGATGTAAACCTCTTTAATACAGAGGTAGGCATTATGCAGGAGTTAGGAGGAGAGCAGTAATGGAGTGTTGCGGTACTTGCGGTAATAATTGTTACGATGGTGGAGAGTTTGTATGTAGCTGTGAGGCTAGTGATGCTTATGGATGCCCTACAGCTTATAACGATACTTGTAATGAGTGGTGTGAGAAAGGAGATAATTAAAATAAAAAATGACAGGAAAAGAGTATGTAGAGTTAGCTATGAGAACTAATGATGGTAACGCAACAGACAGGATCGAAAAGGCTATTGAGCTTTTACATAGACCAGATAAGCCTAAGTGCTTTAAGCCTGTAGTAGAGGATCTGGGAGGAGTGCTTAACGGATGCTTAGGGCTTGCAGGAGAGGCAGGAGAAACTCTGGATATGATTAAAAAGTGGATTTTTCACGAAAAGGATCTTGATAGAGATCATCTTAAAAAAGAGCTGGGAGATGTAATGTGGTATATGGCTATGATCTGTTATAGTTTTGGTTTCGATTTGGATGAGATCCTCCAGATGAATATTGATAAGCTCAAAGCTAGATACCCAGAGGGATTTGATACAGAGAGAGCTAATCATAGAGCGGAGGGAGATATTTAATGGCGGAGATAGATAACCTCATAGCTGAGGTAAACAAGAAATATAAAACGGATATAATCCGTAAAGCATCGGATCTTAAGGGGATAGAGTTTATCCCCTATACCTCTCCTATGATGAATTACTTAACCAGAGGCGGAGTACCTGTAGGGAGGATCATAGAGCTAGTAGGATTGCCTCAGAGTGGAAAAACTACTACAGCTCTGGATATTATATCTAATTTCCAGAAAAAGTACACAGATAAGTACTGTGTATATCTGGATGCAGAAAATACAATAGATAAGGAGTGGGGAGAAACTCTGGGGGTAGATTGGAGTAAGGTAATCCTCATCCAGCCAGAGAGTGAGTATGGAGAGGAGCTCTTAGATATGCTCCTAGACTACATAAGATCTGGTAAGGTGGGTTTAGCGGTATTAGATAGTGCTCCATTCATTATACCTAAAGCAGTACAGGAAAAAGGCTTAGATGAGAAAAGCTATGGCGGTAACAGTGCTCTTATGAAAGCCTTTTGTGATAAGGCGGTACCGCTCTGTAAGAAAGTGGAGTGTACTTTTCTGATGATTAACCAGCTCAGAGAGAATATTGGAAATCCGTATAAGCCTTATAAAATTCCTTGCGGTACAGCAATAGCTCATGCGTGCTCACAGATCCTATGGTTTACAAAGGGATCCTTACTGGATGAGAAGTATAAAGAGGTAAGTAGCGGATATGCTAACCCTAGTGGTAATCTGGTAAGCGTGAAAGTGGAGAAAAATAAGGTTACTAAAAATGATCGTAGGCTCCAGACTTACACACTTAACTACAGTACAGGAGTGGATGAGATCAAGGATACTCTGGATCTGGCTATCATGCTGGGGATCATCTCACAGGCTGGAGCGTGGTTTAAGGCTATCCTTAAAGACGGAAAAGAGCAGAAAATGCAGGGATTTAATGGAGTGCAGGAGTTTTATTATAATGATCTGGAGGAGCTGGAGTATCTTAGAAAACAGGTATATGAGGCAGGGATGGCATGAGAGAAATAGAGGAAACCTTAGCACATAACCTTAGAGAGGTAAGAGAGAAAAAGGGATACACTCTAAAAGATGTGGTAAAAGGTACAGGATATACAGAGGTAAGTATAAGTAGGTGGGAAACGGGTACACGGATCCCTAAGGCTACAGTACTTTACAATCTGGCTAAATTCTACGGAGTATCTGTAGATAGATTTTTCTGGAAATAAGAGCAGGAGGAGGCAGTAAAAAGCCTCCTCTATTGTTTTATACAGGGGTTATATAAAAAGTACTTGACATTATTATATAGGGGGTATATATTATAAGTGAAGTAAGGAACTAGATACAAACTGAAAGAGAGGTAAACAATATGAGATATAAAGAGGATAACGATAACAGATACAGAGTAAACTTTATGAGAGCTACAGAGGAGCTCATGGATGCCCTCACAGTTGAGAGCTTTATCTCTTACTTAGAAGAAAATGCAGAGTTTGAGGATTATACAGTAGAGTACATTGACGGTAAATGTGTTAAGTGTAGAGCTTATGATCTCACAGAGGAAAACAGTAAGCTCCATAAGGAGTTTTTAGTAACAGAAGATGGCAGAGTATTCTACTGGAGAACCTTATTAGATAAGATCGAGTTAGTAGATGATGAGATCCCAGAGGGAATGGTAGAGGGATTACAGGAGGGAGATACATACAGAAATTTTAATGCTATCTGGGTAGTAGATAAGATTTATACGGTAGATGATCCTACACTTTGGTATGAGCTCAGAATTAAGAGCCATGTAATAAAGAAAAGCCCTATGTATAAAGGGATTGGTACTATGGATTGTGCATATAGCAGGGGAGCCTAAGGGCTCCCAGATAGGAGGGAAATATGTTTACAGTTTATATTAAGAGTGCTGGAGGCACAAAGAAATACTTTACAGAGTTTGAAACAGAGGCGGAGGCTGAGAGCTTTTGTAGAGAGTATGGCTGGGAGTGGGTAGATGAGAATGAGTTTGTATGGGATATGGATTATGAGGAGGCGTAAAGATGGCTAAGATCGTTTATCTGAGAACCGATAAAAACGGTACTAAGTATTATGCTAATTACACTTGCCCTAGATGTGGAGGAGCTGGAGGATCTGATAAATGGGCTTTTACAGGCTGGACTTGTTACGAGTGTGGAGGAACTGGAGAAAGCTCTACTCCAGTTATTGAAAAAGAATATACTCCAGAGTATAGAGCTAAGCTGGATGAGAGAGCTAGAAAGAGAGCAGAGGCTAAGAGGGCTAAGCAGGTAGAGGAGTTTAATAACAATCGTTTAGCAATAGCTGAGAAATACGGATTTAATCCAGAGGGTAAGATCTATGTAGTAACAGGTAACACCTATGAGATCCGTGAGGAGCTTAGGGAGGCAGGAGCAAAGTATAGAGGAGGGATTAACTGGTATTTCTTAGAGAAACAGGATAGATACCCTACAATAGAGCTTAGTTATGAGGAGTGCCTTAATATCTATCCAGAGTACGGTACAATGAGCTGGAAAGACCTTACAGAGGTACAGGCAGTACTTAACAGTAAGATACCTACAGAGGAGGATCCTAGCCAGTATGTGGGGCAGGTAGGAGAGAGGTTAGATCTGGTAGTAACTTTTAAGAAAAGATCTACCTATGAGATCCCTAGCTATGCAGGATGGGGTACAGATGCGGTAGGGATCAATGTATTTAGAGATGATGCTGGTAACTGTTTTATCTGGAAAAGTACCTCAGCATTTTTTAATATAGCGGAGGGATCGCAGGTAAGATTGAGAGGAACTGTAAAGGAGCATAGCGATTATAAAGGCACTAAGCAGACTATATTACAGAGATGTAAAGTGGATGCGGTAAAATTATAAAGACAAGGGAGGAGTTAATTAACTCCTCCATAAGGAGGGCTAAGAGATGAGTATACACGGAGTAAATGCTAGACAGCTCCAGATAATAAGTATCCTTAAGGAGGCTAAGTGTACAAATACAGCGGAGCTACAAGAGGAGTTAGGAGTATCTAGGAGAACGATTAGAACGGATATAGCGTATCTAAAGAGAGTGTATCCAGATAAGTTAATAACCCACAGAGGCAGGTATACAGGCGGTTTAGAGTGGGTAGAGTAGGAGGAGCATATGGATCTAATAGAAAGAGTAGAAAGCTATAAAGTGTTATTTAAGGAGTGTAAAGCTCTGGAGCCTGTTAGTACGGCTCTGGCAAAGGGTTATAAATCCGCTACACCTCTCCAGAGATTAGAGATAATCAGAGAGTTAGATACAGAGCTGGCGGAGGTATACAGTGTAGAGATACCTGTTATTACAGCGTGGGTAAGGGATGATAACTATGTACACTCTACAAAGGAGATTTTCTTAGGGGAGCCCTCCTTAGAGGGTTTTCTCCATCAATTTAGGCACCACTTACAAAATAAGGCAAGGGAGCCACAGTATAAGTATTTACTGGTAGAGGATGATCCTAAGGCGGATTATAGGATCCCTTATAAGGATTGTATGTATAGGATGTATGGGGAGGATGATGCCAGAGCGTGGGCTAGGATGGTTATTGAGTTAGCCTCATAAATGAGTTATAATATAACCACTATATAAAAAGGTAGGTGGTTACATGATAAAGAGATTGAGCGTAATAATAGCTTTAGGTATTGCACTATCCTTATCAGCCTGTGGAAATACAGCTAAGGTAAATGAGCCCATAGAGGCGGAGAAAGTAACGGAGGCTATAGAAAGTACTCCAGAGGTAACAGAGGAGCCAGAAACAGCTACAGAGGAGGCGGAGGAGCTATCTGTAATCTATGCAGACGATGAGGAGATCAATTTATATCTGAATAGGTATAATGAGGCTAATGTGGGGCAGGAGATAACAGCGGATCAGTTTGAGCCATATAAGCATCATGGTAGTGTACATAAAAATCAAATAAAATTCAAAACAGAGGAAACTACTATATCAGCTACAGGAACTAAGGTAACAGTATATTTAGAATATAAGGATCTGGAGCAGTATAAGGAGGCGTTTCTGAGATTTGTAAAGCCTTTTAGTGATACCGATATAGAGAAATGCTGGGAGCAGGTTTTAGCAGATGATACAAGGGTTATAGAGTTTGATGGATTTAGTACAGAAACCAGTAAATTTAATGGAAATATAGAGTATATGAGTATCTATGGATTTATAGAGTAGGAGGCGGATTATATGAAAATCGGAGTAAGAAAACCTAGCCTTAAAAAGGCTATCAAAGCAAGTACTACAGGTAAGGCTAAGAGAGCGGTAAAGAAAGCAGTTAATCCTCTGTATGGTAAAAAGGGTGTAGGGCTGGCAAAGAACCCTAAGAGAGCTGTAAAAAATGCTGTGTATAAGAAAACCACAGTAGGATTAAAAGATTTACTCAAATAGGAGGGCGTATGGAGGAAAGATTTAAGGATATGACACCTTATGATAGAGCTGTGAGGATCTCTCTTTATTCAAATAGAGTAGGTAAGATGGAGGAGCAGAAAGATCACACAGAGGATCCAGAGGCGGTAAAAGCTCTGGAGGAGAAAATAAAGGAAACGCAGGGGCTCATAGATGAGTTATTAGAGCTATTTCTGTAAGGAGGTATCTATGGATAATGAAAAGCAGAAACAGGAGGTAATAGACTTTCTGGAGAATACTTACACAGGGGCTAAAATGATGGGAGATGAGGAGGTAATGCTAAGAGCCTCCAGAGCACTCTTAGCATTTAAGGCAGATGTGCATAAGGATATTTTCATAGAGGAGAATGTGCTGGAGTTTTAATACCAGAGAGAGGATCTTAGGATCCTCTTTTTTTTTTGTCTAAAAATACTTACCGATTGTGATTAAGTTATGTATCAGCAAAAGAGAGGAGGATCCGATGAGGAGAGAAGATTTAGAGGAGCGTTTGGATACTGAGGTAACAGTTACGCTCTTTGATGGAAGTGAGTACACAGGAGTACTTAGACAGTGTGGAACTGACTATGTAAGGGATAATGATAATTTATTTCTGGCAGGTAGAAAGTATTACTTTATAGAGATGGATTATGATATTTCCTGTATTTTTAGATGTTCCCATGTAAAAAGATGCAAGTATGCAGGAGGAGCAGGATGATAAAAGCTAGATACATAGGGGTAGAGTGTGAGCTCCAGAGCGGTAAGGTGTATCCGATTAAAACCAGATGTACAGGAAATAAACTGGTGGTATCGGTAAGAGCTTATAAGTTTGAGTATAACTCTCTGGAGGAGTTTCTTAAGCGGTGGAAAGTAGAGGCGGTATATCATGGGTAGAGCTGAGAGGCGTAGGCTTGAAAAGCAGAAAGGTAAGCAGGTAAAAACCTATAATCTAACCAGATCACAGCTCCATAATGCAGTAAGGCAGGTAACAGAGGAAGATCTTAAGAGGATCAAACAAGAGGCTATGGAGGATGCCATAAATACAGCTATGACATTACTCTTAGTACTCCCTATGGAGGTACTCATGGATCATTACTGGAAAAAGACCTATGCAAAGAAGATACCAGAGTTTACAGAGCTGGTATTACAGTACTATGAACGCTGGCAAAATGGAGAGCTAGATATGGATGAGATGAAAAAGGATCTCTGGGAGTATGGCGGAGTGAGATTAGAAGAAAGAGAGGCAGAATAACATGAGTTTAAGAGTAAAAGCAGGTATTGATTTAGAGGAACTTAAAAAGTACGGATTTAAGACAGGTAAAGAGTGGGCGGATGCTGGAGAGCGTTGTTTAGAGGGTATCGGCTATAAGTATCAGCATGAATGGTACCATAAGTTTTTAATGGATGCAGATGAGCCTAGCAAGATTGCTTATATTGCAGAGGATTATGATATTCCATGTGTACAGATTTCAGTAAGGACAGAGCACAGAGATTTGTATGTAGATGTAGCAGTAGAGGGTACTTATCATGTAGGAGGATCAGAGCTGGATATTGTAACAGATACTATCTATGAGCTTACACAGGCTGGAATACTGGAGGTAGTACCAGAAGAAAGCGAGGGTAAATACTATGGCTATCAGAAATGTGCTACACATGAGCCAGCTAAAGGCGTTTGAGGAGTTTCTGGAAAGTAAGGGCTATTTGATTATACCTACAGTAGGAGCGTATGAGGTACTTAGAGCCCAGAAACCTAAGAAAGATAGAAAACCTAAGGAGAGCCCTGTAATTGTGTATAGAAAAGGCGGAGCTAAGGAGCATTTATCTATTATGGATAAAGATTTTTATTTAGTAAATGAATTTTTGAGAACTAAGGAGGCTGAGTAATGTTTTGGTATGTAGTACTTGCAATTTTAATATTAGCAGGAGTAACTCTGGTAGAGAGTTTTTTAATAGTTTTTGTAGCTGGCTTGTTAGGGATTGGAGTTTCCTTTAAGGTTATTTTCTTTGTGATGTTTGTTATCAATTTCTTTATAAAAGGGGGCAGTAGTAAGTAAATGAAAAAGAAAATTAAGGATTGTACATTTAAGGAGTTTACAGGGTGGGCTAACGCTAGAGCCTGTGATGGTAGATGGAGCATGTTAGATGCTATGAATAGTATAAGCGTAATTAGTATGGTATATGAGGTAAAGCCTCTTTTCTTTAGAGGCAGGGTTAGAGAGGCTTTATGGAGAAAACTTAGGGATCAGTATTTAAACATGGAGGCAGAGATAGAGATTGAAAGATAGTACAAGAGCTAAGAGCTCAATACAGGAAAAGCGTATAGCTAAGGCTATAGGAGGTAGGCAGGTAGTAGGATCTGGATCTACTCCATTCTTAAAGGGGGATGTAATAGCAGGAGATCTATTTATAGAGGCAAAAACAAAGATGAACCCTAGCCAGAGTATTACAGTAAAAAAGAGCTGGATAGATAAGGCTAAGGAGCAGAGCTTAGCTATGAGAAAAGAGGATTATGCCATAGCGGTATCCTTTGGAGATCCTAAGGAGTATTACCTCATTGAGGATAATTTAATGGAGGATCTGTATAAGAGCAGGGAGGCACTCAGAGCGGTTATAGATGCTATTGGAGGAGTAGATCACGATTCATTAGGGTTAGAGAGTGCAGAGATTTACAGAATAAGAGAGCTGATAAAGGAGGCATATTAGATATGTGTAAAATTAGTGAAATGAACTTAGAGACAGCTAAGTACTATGGATATGAGGCACAGAGTAACCAGTTAGTAGAGGAGTGTGCAGAGCTCATACAGGCGGTAAATAAGTATCGTAGAGTAGAAACAGGCTTAGGACAGCCTGTAGCGGAGGATAAAAAGGCTATTGCCAGAGATAACTTAGTAGAGGAGATCGCAGATGTAGAGTTAATGCTGGAGCAGGTAAAGTATCTCCTCCAGATCCCAGAGGATGAGCTCTTAGCGGTTAAGACCTTTAAGGTAAACCGTACCAGAGAAAGAATGGAAAGCAGTAAATAAAATATTTTTCAAAAACTATCTAAATTTTCCTCATATTGAGGATTAAGTTATTTATCAATAAAAATAACACACATAGAAAAGGAGAAAAATCTATGAGAGCATTTAAAGGATTTAACAAGGATCTTACCTGTAGAGGTTATCAGTATGAGGAGGGTAAGGAATTTCACACAGAAAGAGCGGAGTGCTGTGATACAGGTTTTCACGCTTGCGAGTATCCGTTAGATTGTTTCGGATACTATGATCCAGCACATAGTGTATTCCATGAGGTAGAGTTATCTGGAGAGATAATACTAAGGTATGTGCTACTGATATTAAGATCGGAGCTAGATTATCTATTGCAGGACTTGTAAAGATGGCTATTGATTTTACTATGAGTAAGGTAAACAAAGAGGCAGGATCAGACGAGCGACACGGTTTTGCATCCGCTACAGGGAATTATGGAGCCTCATCCGCTACAGGGAATTATGGAGCCTCATCCGCTACAGGGTATAAAGGAGCCTCATCTGTTAGTGATCCTACTGGTGTAGCGGTTGCATGGGGCATGAGGCAAGAGCTAAGGGCTGTAAGGGAGCTCATCTTATCCTCTCTGATTGGAAATATGTAGGAGCCAGATATAGCGATGGAGATTATATGGATCCTTATGATAAGGAGAGCTGGGAGCTCACAGGAGCTAAGATGGTAGTAGTAGATGGAGAGAAGATTAAAGAGGATACATACTACCGCTGTATCGAGGGAGAAATTGTAGAAGTAACAGAAGATGGAGAGATCGTAGAGGAATAATACAGAGAGTGGTACATTTTGTAAGAAAAGATGTACCACTTTTTCTATTTTATCTAAAAATCCTCCTCAAAAGTGATTAGGTTATATATCAATTTAAAAGGGAGGTAAAAACCGTGTCAGAGGTAGGATGTGATATAGTTGAGTACCTTAAAGAGTTTCATACATCGGAGGGAAAAGCGGTAAAGGCTAGAGAGCTGTGTGTACTGTTTAATGTGCATGAGAAACAGCTAAGAAACATTGTAAGCGATCTGAGGCAGAATGGAGAGGCTATATGTAGCTCTACTTATGGTTACTGGTACTCCAGAGATCCAGATGATATATCCACTACCCTAAGCAGGTTAGTAGGGCAAGTGGATAATATGCAGAAAGTAATAGCAGGATTAAACAGGATCTTACAGGAGGTGCAGGATGAGCAAAAGGAGAATTAGAAGAAAGAGGAGAGCCAGAGTAAAAATATTGCCTTTAATACTGGTAGGAGCGGTAATAGCAGGAGCAATTACTGTGATAATGAGTGTAAATCTAAAGGGAGCAGATAAAGAGCCTTCTACTGAGGAGATTTATATTACGGAAACTCTACAAGCTCCGCAAGCTGAGAACACAGAGCCAGTAACGGAGCAGGAGGAAAAGCTGGAGCACGATCTTAATTATACATATCCGTACAATACGATGAGTGCAGATTGGGGATCAGAGGTATACGAGGATGGATTTAGATATTATGAGATCCCACAGGAGTATAAGGATGCTGGAGGATGTTTTCCAGAAATAGTACAGGTTTACCTCTGGTGTGAGTGTAAAGAGTACGGAGTAGATTATTATACGGTACTAGCACTCATAGAGAGGGAGAGTTGTTATCACTGGGATAAGGTAGGAGATAACGGAAACAGTAAGGGCTATATGCAGATATACGAGAAGTGGCATACAGAGCGGATGGAGGCGGAGGGAGTAACAGATCTCTTTAATCCATATCAAAATATCAGAGTAGGGCTTAACTGTTTAAGAGAGATACAGGATAAGTATTTAGCATCTAGCGGAGAAAATTGTGTACTCATGGTATATAACATGGGAGAGAGTACAGCTAAAAAGCTGTGGGCTAAAGATATTTATAGCTCAGCATATAGCAGAGAGGTAATAGCCAGAGCACAGGAATTAAGACAGGAACTAACACAGGAATAATACAGGATCAAGCAGGAGTATAGGAAAAACTATACTCCTTTTTTCTTGTTAAAAGGGAGGTACACGATGTTTAAGGTAGGAGATGCCATTAAGTGGATGTGTCCTCTGGATAATGATTATACCTATGGAGAGATTACAGCTCTTAGAAAGAGTGTAGCTACAGTAAAAGGCACTGGGTTATACAGCGGTATTACAGCGGAGGTACATCTAAGATACATAGAAAAGCTAATGAGAGGAGGCGGTAGCGTTGGGAGCGATTGTAAGAAATGTAGTAAACGATCAATTACTAAGGCTGAGTTATAAGGATCCTAAGAACATAAAGAGATTTTTGAGAAACTGGGGAGGCTTAGAGGGCTTAAGTGAAAAAGGAGATACAGTAGCTACCTGTATCCTCACAGACCTTAAGACAGTAACAGCTATTGATCTGGATAAATACCATAAAAGCGATAGAGCAGAGTTTAATAAAGCATACAGAAAAGGAAAGCTAAGCCATTATCAGTACATGAGTATAGCGTATGTGCTGGTACTGGGATATACACAGGATGAGTTAGCGTTTGTAATGGGCGTGGATCGTAGTGTTATCAGTAAAAATATTGACAGTGGGGTTAAAAAAATACAGAGAGAGCTTAAGGCGTATCTGGAGGAGGATTAGATGAGTTTAATAAAATGTGGAACTGATGAAAACGGATCTTACATAGAATTGAGAAAACCGAGAGGAGAAACTCCTCCATGCTTTATAGATGAGTGCGGAGTAGTACACGATACCATAAGGATTTATGAGTATAAGGCGGTAAGGAGTAAAGAGATCTCCACAGATAGCAGGTGTGTAATGTGTGGAGAGATAATACCAGAGGGAGCTATGGTGTGTAAGAGATGCAGAGAGGCGGTGGATGAAATTGAGTAAGTGGTTAAGAGAAGAAGATGAGGCGGATAAGTGGTTAAGAGAGCACGATCCTTATTATTTAGATAAATCAAATTTTAAGAGAAAGCATGAGGATAGACCTTACGAAACTCCTAAGCAGGAGGCTAGGAGGAGAGATATGGAGATACCGTTTAGTAGCTTATCTCTTAATCAGAGTAAAGAGGCTGGTATAGAATACGATAAGTATTAGGGCTGGTTATGCACGTTTTTAGAGGTTTTGTGGGCTTGTTATATGTAACAGATAATCTCCATTGAAATTCTGTAAAAAGTACAGAGTAATTACATGGTAAATGAAAATCATAATGAAATTAAGGAGGATATGAGAAATGGAGCAAAAGGATTTACAAGTAAAGTACACTGATCCGCTGGATCTGATCCCTTATGAGAATAACCCTAGAATTAACGATTATGCAGTAAAAAAGGTTATGGAGAGTATTAAGGAGTACGGATTTACTAATCCGATTATCGTAGATGCAGATATGGTTATCATCGCAGGGCATACGAGGAGAGAGGCTAGTATCTTAGCAGGGCTGGATAGAGTACCGTACATAGTAAGAGATGATCTCACTCCAGAGCAGGTAAAGGCTTACCGTATTGCAGATAACAAGCTGGCAGAGTTAAGTAACTGGGATGATGAGTTACTCAAAAAGGAGTTATTTGAGTTACAGGCGGTAGATTATTCCTTAGAGGTAATGGGCTTTACAGAGATAGACCTTAAAGAGATCTTTACAGAGAAAGAAGTACCTAAGGAGAAAAAGAAGAAAGAGGAGAAAACTACTTTACCTATGCTCCGTTTCGGATCCAACAGTGTAAGGATTACAGAGGATGAGCTGGTAATGCTTAGCAATAGATACAATGAGTATGTAGAGAGTACTCCAGATGAGGGCTTTATTACATGGCTTTTAAAGAGAGGCTTATAAAAAAGAGCGTGGAGGCGGAAAAATGGCTATGAGCGGAGTAAGAGAAAGTACCTTAGCAGAAGAAATAAGAGATCTAAAAGATCTGGGAGTAGAGGATCATGTTATAAAAAGAATGATGGATAAATATAACAGGATGCTTACAGATCATGGAGATACTTGTAACATGATCCGAGAGGAAGTATACCGAGAGGTAAGAGGCGTAAAGGCGGAGCTGGCGGAGAAAGAAACTATCATAAGAGTATTAACAACTCATATAAGAGAGAGAAAGAGCTACTGTAAGAGGTAGCTCTATTTTTTTAGTAATGAAATACTAATGAAAATTTATAGAAATATTACTGTACACATTGAATAGCAAATGAAATAGGTAAAATTTATGGTAAGTAATTAAAAATTACAGGAATTACAGTAATACAGTAGATTTTTAAGAGAAAAAGAAAAGGGCTGATAAAGAGGAGCCTAGAGAGGAGGTTTTAGGAAGATGGCTACAGAGAAATTAAGTAATGAAACTACCGCACAGAAAGAGGCTTTTGAGATTTATTATGCTTTAGGATCTAAAAGATCTCTTAAAGTAGTAGCTCAACAGGTGGGGAAAACGGAGCGTACTGTGGCAGGGTGGAGCAGATCTTTTAACTGGAGAGCCAGAATAACCCAGAGAGAGATAGATGAGGCAAATAACCGAGAAACCAATAATATTAGTGCTCAGACTATGGATGTTAGGACTAGATACCGTATTATTATGAATAATTTGATAGCTAGAGCAACAGAAAAGATGGCTAAGGGGGAGCTGGAGATTAAAAGTATCTCTGATATGGAGCGTGTAGTTAAGTTGGATCTTCTTTTAATGGGAGAGGCTACAGAAAAGGTAGACCGTAACGGTGTAGTAGAGTTTTCTAAGGCAGATAGAGATAGATTTGATAAAGTTGCTAAGCTATTAGAAAACATTGAGGATTAGTGCAGATTGCACAATGGGTATAAGGTTTTTCTCTAAGGAAAATACAGAGCCATTTGTAGGAATTGCACAAAGAAAAAGAAAAAAGGTAAGTAAGTCTAACTTTTTAAGGTTTATGTGATTAAGTTGATTATCAAACATAAGGAGGTAAGCATAATATGAGTAATGCTATTAACCCAGAACATTATAACAGATTGAACCCACAGCCTAAGGATGTAATCAGAGCGTGGGGCTTAAATTTCAACTTAGGGAGTGCTGTAAAGTACATCTCCAGAGCAGGGCATAAGGATGATATTGTACAGGATCTTAAGAAAGCACAGGAGTTTATCCAGTTTGAGATTGATGCTATCGAGGGAGCCAGAGCGGAGAGAAAAGATAAGCCTAAGCATGAGGATTTTATGGATGCTATGTTAAGAGGTTTGTTTGGAGGCTCTGTAGGACATATCGAGATCACAGGCAAGAGAAACGGTAAGACCGATGAGGAGATTGCTGAGATCGTAGATAAAACCATTAAAGATATTATCTCTGGTATGGCAGGAGTAGAGCTGGAGGAGATCAAAGAGGGAAACGGATACACAGAGGTACATATTACAGGTAATGCTAATCCGATTGAGGTAAGAGAGTACATTGAGCGAGAGCTTAAGGATCGCTTAGCTACGGTGCTGTAAGGAGGGCATAAGATGAGAATTGTAGATGCAGGATATGAGATCTTAGATCCTCTCAATGGAGAGGAGATCTTAAAGAAGATCGAGAGAGTAGCCAGAGTATGTTATAAGAGTGAGGATAAAATCACAGAGGGATCCGCTGAGAAGATGGTAAAAGCCCTTATTAAGAGTAATCACATGGCGATGCTGGAGCACTACTCTTTTAGTGTAAAGTTTATCTGTGATAGAGGCGTATCCCATGAGATTGTACGCCACAGAGTAGCAAGCTATGCACAGGAGAGTACAAGGTATTGCAATTACAGTAAGGGTAATGTAGGAGATGTAACCTTTATCTGCCCATGTTTCTTTACTGAGAATAGTGTGGAGATGGATAACTGGGTAGATAGCTGTATGAAAGCAGAGCAGTTATACAAGGATTTTATCCTTATCGGTAGAACTCCACAGGAGGCAAGATCTATTTTACCTAACAGCCTCAAAACAGAGGTAGTAATGACAGCTAACCTTAGAGAGTGGAGGCACTTCTTAAGCCTTAGAGCTTGCGGATCTACAGGAAAGCCTCATCCGCAGATGTTAGAGGTAGCAGTACCGCTCTTAAAGGAGCTTAGAGAGAGAGTACCTGTGGTATTTGATGATCTGGAGCCTATGGAGTGGGAAACAGTTAAATAAAGGCAGAGGTTAGGGAGGGAGAGCTGTAAAAGGCTCTCCTTTTCAGTTAGGAGGATTATATGATTATCTTAGTGGGGATTGGATGCTTTATATTAGGAGGCATTGTAGGAGTAATAACTATGGGTTTATGTGTAGCAAGCTCTAACAGTAGGGTGGAGCTGGAGAACAGACAAAAGGGGGATAAAGAGTAATGCAGATAGTAAGCGGAGATATAACCAGAGATATTACTGGAGAGATTGTATATCTTAAGGCATATAAGCAGATGGTAGGAGAGGTAACGGAGTACAGCACCTCAAAGAATACAGCTACAGTAAAGCTCTGTGATACAGGGCTGGAGATAACAGTATCTTTAGATGATATTGAGAGTACAGGCAGTACACAGCCTCACAGAGCTTTTAATAGTGAGGTACATATCTTAGGAACCAGATACAGTATCCGTATCATAGATGAGGATGATTACAGATATGATAGAGAGGCGGATGGATGGTGTGATCCTAGTGTAAAGGAGATCCTCATTTTTAACTATAAGCAGAGTGCGGAGAGTGTAAAGGATCTGGTAGCTTATCAGAAAAAGGTACTCCGACACGAGATAGTACACGCTTTTCTCTATGAGAGTGGTTTATGGCAAAATGCCTACGGTAGTAAGTGCTGGGCTAAAAATGAGGAGATGATAGATTGGATGGCTATACAGATCCCTAAGATCCAGAGAGCATATAAGGAGGCGTACTGTGATGAGTGATTTAGGAAGATGTAAACATACACTCTATATCCTTAAGCATAAGCCAGAATATACAAAAGGCTGGGGCTGGAGGTGTAGATATTGTGGCAGGACTTATAAAGACCTCAGAGAGGAGGCAGAGTATAAGGAGCGTGAGAGGAGGAGTAGAACATGGTAGCAGGATTATTAAAGCTGGTATTTATTCTCTGTACCATAGCGGTAGTAGGATTATCGGTAGTAGATACTCTCTGGTTTAATGCTATGCCAGGGAGTAACCGTTATAAGAATGTACAGGCGTTTAATGTGGTTACGCTGTGGATCGTAGCTATAGTACTTATTATCAAACTGGTAACGATGTAGGGAGCTAACAGGCTCCCTTTTATTATGCGTAGAAAGGAGGTTAGGCGGATGTGTTAGGAAAGAAAAGAATACAGGCTATAGAGGCTATTATAAATAGCTTTAAGGATGATAGGGATAGTGCTATTAGAATGTGTGTAGAGCGTTTATCTTTTCAAGATGCTTATTATGTGGTGTGTAGATATATTACTAAGAGAAATGTAATGCAGTTACATAGGAGCATTATCTCTAATATATCAAGCAATAAGAGCACGCTGGATCTAGCCCCTAGAGGTTTTGGTAAAAGTACTGTAGGCGATGTGGATTATTGTATTACAAGGATCCTCAGAGATCCTAATATCCGTATTATGATAGGATCCAAAACACAAACACAGGCGGAGGCGTTTCTTAAAGAGGTTCGTACCCACTTTGAGCAGAATGAGGATCTTATTAGGATTTTCGGAGATTGGAAAACCAGTAAGGATAATGTATGGAATGATAGAGAGTTTACTGTCAATAAGCGTAGCATTATTAAGAAAGAGGCTACTCTAACAGCACTAGGAGCCTCTGGAGCAGTTATTTCTAAACATTTCGATGTAATTATAGGCGATGACTTAGTAGGGCTGGAAAATGCACGAACAGAAAAACAGAGGAGTAACCTTAAGGAGTGGTTTTATAGCTCTCTTTTTCCTACACTAGAGCCAGATGGGGAGATCCATATACTGGGTACACGATATAACCCATTGGATCTGTATGAGGATCTGATAAAGAGTAAGGATTATGTGGTAAACACTCAGAAAGCTATAAGAGTGGTAAACGGTAAGAAAGTATCTCTCTGGGAGGAAAAATTTAGCTTAGAGAGGCTAGAGGCTATTCTTAAGCAGTCTGGTAGGATCATTTTTAATATGCAGTATCAAAATGATACAGAGCTGGCAAAAGGTAAGATTTTCAAGGCTCAGTATTTCAGATATTACGAGGAATATAAGATTGATTATGATTTTCAGACCGCTAAGGTACGAGTTAAGACAGAGGATGGTATAGATCAGTGGATCAAGGTAAATCTCTGTTTTGGCTGTGACTTAGCAATATCTGAGAAAGAGCAGGATAAAGGAGATTATTTTGTACTCATGGTAATAGGGGTAGATGCAGATCACAATGTATATGTACTGGATTATGTGAAAGAGCGATTAACCTTTAATACCCAGCTTAATACCATTATTGACTACGGTAGAAATAAATTCCCTATGGTAGAGCGGATCGGAGTAGAAACAGTAGCTTATCAGAAATCTTTAGCACAGGAGCTTAGGAGATTATCCTTACTCCCTATTATCAATATCAATACCTCTAAGGACAAAGTAACAAGAGCTATGAGGAGATCGGCTAACTTTGAAAACCACAAGGTATATTTTAGAGAGGGTATGGATGATCTGGAGGAGTGCTTATTGTTATTCCCAGAGGTGGATCACGATGATTTATTTGATGCCCTAGATTTTGCTATGACTATGGCAGATGGCGGTAATGAGATCAGAGTACTTAAAAGAGAAGATTTTAGAATTTAGTGTAAAAGCCCTAATAAGTGAGGGCTTATTTTTATGCAGAAAAGGAGGATATAAGCAATATGGCAGAGCTTAGCAGACCGATAGATAGAGAGTTTAATGTAGAAGTTGAGGGAGGCAGATTTAGTACAGAGTTTTTAAATGATCTGGTAGATACTCATGTAAATAAGATCGCTCCCAGATATGTAAAATTTCAAAAGCTGTACGAGGGTAAGCATAAGATCCAGAACAGACCGAGAAAAGATAAAAACAAGCCTAATAACAAGCTGGTAAATGACTTTTTCGGACAGACGATTGATAACACAGTAGGTTATTTTCTTGGTAATCCTATTGTACTTAACTATACAGAGCCTAAAAAGGATAAGGCACCTGTAGAGGCAGATCCAGCGGATGTAGGAGTAGACCTTACAGAGCTGGAGGATACAGCGGTACAGGATGAGTTAGATAAGATCTGTAGCGATAACGATAAAGACGATCTTTTTATAGAGTGGGGTAAGGAGGCTATGATTAAGGGCTTATCCCATATCTTAGTATATCAAGATGAGGAGAGCCATACTAAGATGATGAGAGTATCCCCAGAGGATCTTATTGTGGTGTATAAGAATAGTTCCACAAAGGAGCCAGCCTATAAGATCCGCCTGTATGATATTGACACAGAGGATACAAAGAGAACTACCCATTATGCAGAGGTATACAGCCCTACTAAGATAGAAACCTTTAAGTGTGTAGATGATGGCTCCTGTGGGGCTACAGGTAAGGGCAAGGCTAGACAGTTTGCAAGCTATGAGTTTGTAAAGGAAGAGTCTCATATTTTCGGTAGGATTCCTATTATCACGGTATATAACAATGAGGAGCAGATGAGTGATCTTGAAAAGATAGAAACTCTGGTAAATGACTATGATAAGGTGCTCTCCGATGTATCTAATGAGTTTGAGGCATTTAGAAACGCCTATTTAATGCTTAAAAACATGACAGCCAGCGGAGATAATATCCAAAAACTCAAAGATGAGGGAATTATTGAGGTAATGGAGAATGGAGATGTTAAGTTTATTACTAAGGAGATCCAGACGGAGGCACTAGAGAACCATCTTAACAGGCTGGAGAAGAATATCCACAAGTTTTCCGCTGTACCAGATCTTAGTGATGAGAACTTTGCAGGAAATCTTAGCGGTGTAGCTATCAGATTTAAGCTCTTTGGGCTGGAAACTAAGTGTATTATCAAAGAGAGAAAGATGGAAAAGGCTATAAAGGAGCTGGTAAGGGTGCTTAGTGTGCCTATTCATGTAAATACAGGGCGTGAGGTGGATGTACTTAACCTCAAAGTGGAGTTTAGTAGGAATGTACCTAACAATCTTACAGAAATTGTAGATACAATAACTAAGCTGGATGGAAAAGTGGATAAGGAAACGCTCCTCAGCTTACTCCCATTCATTGATAACCCTAAGGAAGTGCTGGAGAAACTGGATGCAGATAAGGAAAGAGATAGGCAGAATACAGATCCTTATTCTACTCAGAATATTACAGAGGATAGTAATTACTTATTCCCTAACCTTAACGCACAGAATAGCAGACAGGAGGCTTTAAATGCACATGGGGCTACAATTCCTCAGCCAGAACAGTAAAAGGGCTATATGAGGCTGTAAGGAGGTGTAAAGAGTGGCTAATGTAGGCTATATAAACAAAGAAGTAGCGGAAATGTACGGTATCCCATACTCAGAGCTTACTCCAGAGCAGAAAAAGATCCTCCATGAGGACAGTGTGAGGAGAGCTAAGCTCATTAAGGAGCGTGAGGAGGCAGTACTTAAAAATAATCTCAAAGCGTTTGAGGATGAGGCTAAGATGGAAAAAGTCTTAGCCTCTATTTATGCTAGTTGCCAGAAAGAGATCCTTGCCAGCGTAACAGAAACCATAGCAAAGGTACAAAAGGCTGGGGGAGAGTGGAGCTATGCTAATCAATCAGCACTCACACGGAGTAGAGGATTATTTGAGCAGATCGGAGAGCAGATAAAAGCCTTAGGACAGAAAGAGCAGATTACCTTTAGGCAAGGGCTTAGTAATATCTATACGGATCAGTTTTTAAGGCAGGTATACGATCTGGGGCAGAGCATAACGGTAAAGGCTAATTTTAACAGGCTTAATCCAGCTCTGATACAGAAAACCTTAGATTATCCGTGGAGTGGTGCTATGTTCTCAGATAGGCTCTGGCAGGATAAGGAGAGGCTGGGGAGAAATTTAAGGGTAGGACTTACTCAGAGTATGATACTGGGAGAGGGAATACCTCAGATCACGGATAGGATCAATAAGGGCATAGATACAGCCAGATATAACGCTGAGAGAGTAGCAAGGACAGAAACAAAGAGAGTTACCTATTGTGCTCACGATGATGTATATAAAGATACTGGGGTAGAGGAGCTTAGATACCGCTGTGCTAATGGCGGAGATAGTAGAACTTGCCAGTATTGTAGAGCGGATAATGGTAAAGTATTCAAAAGGGGAGAGGAGCCTACTCTCCCACGCCATCCTAACTGTAGATGTGTATATATCCCTGTAGTAAGTGATACCTTTGAGGATAATGAGCTTAACGAGCTTACAGGATCCGTTAGAGGTGCTGAGAACTATGAGAAGTGGAGAGAGGCAGAGGCTAAAAAGCAGGAGGAGGTAAAACCTGTAGAAAAGGTTAGTACAAAGGCAGTAGAGAAAGAGCTTAAAGAAACTCCTACTCCTATACCAGAACAGATTAAGCTCACAGATTATCCACAGGCTTTTTATGCAACTAAGCCAGAGGCTAAAAATACACAAGCTCTATTAGATTATATGAACTCTAAAACATCCACAGATCCTAATGTGGTAGCACTATATACTAAGATGGATAAATTGTGTGATGGGCTATCCGATGAGGTAGTATTAAAGGTAACACATGGGGAGCACAGGGTTAAGAGATCGTGGAATAAAAATTTTGATTATGTTGTGGATGTGGGTATCCCTAAAATAAATCCTAATTATATCGGCACCTATGATACTAACCTACATGAGGAGATGCACTTTTTAGATATGCTGATAACTGTTAAGGATAATAAGGATAAACTACCTAGCGATATGTTTTCACAGTCTTATAAACCTCTTGTAGAGGCGTTTGATAAGGCTACTCCAGTTATCGGAGATAAGGCTAAAAAGCTCTTTGAGGATTTTGCTAAAGAGTGTGATATAATATATAAAGAGAAACAAGAAGCCTTTGATATACAGCATGAGAAACTTAAGGAGCAGTATAGATCTGGAGTGATTGATTGGAAAAAGTACAACAGCCTTTTTAAGAAGTTGCAAAAAGAGGTTAATGAGGAGGCGGATAATAAGCGTAGAGCTCTCTTTGGAGGCGGAGTATCTGGATTACAGGATATTTACGATGCAGTAAGTAAGGGAACTTTTAGAGATACAGGACAAGTTACATACGGTCATGGATCCGCTTATTATACAGATAGGCGTAGGACTAATCCTAATTGCTCAGAGAGTTTAGCTAACTATGCCTCTCTTTGCGTAGGACATCCAGAGCTTATAGATATTTTAGCGGAGGATTATCCAGAGATTGTAACAGCATTGAGAGGATGTGTGGAGGCTATGTTAAAGGAGGTGCCTAAGTAATGGAGGAGAAGAAAATACAGATCATGGATCTTTTATCTTATGCTATCAGTATTCCAGAGATGAAATATTTTAATCTGGATAGTGATGAGCTCTTAGATGAAAAGATAGAGGTACTTACTCAGATTAAAGAGGGTAAGACGATAGCAGAGATCCCTAACTTTTATAAAGTACTGGAGGATCTACCAGAGGATGATATGTGGGATTAACTCACAGGAGAGGCTAACAGGTGTAAAAACTTGTTAGCCTCTTTTTTTTTGTTTAAAAATAAATTTTTACTGATTGTAGAAATGTTGAAAGATATATGTAAGTACTATGTATTTTTGTCTGTCTCTTATACACATCTCCGAGCCCACGAGACGCTCATGAATCTC